GCGGCAAAAGCACAGCAGCCGGAAGCGGCAAAAAAGACAAAGAAGGCTTCGGCGGCAGCAAAGGAGGCAAATTTAAGTGAGCTGCGCAAGACCACTCATCAGAGTATACAATCCAAATGACCACAACATAACAGGGTCAATCATGACTCTGGAAACATACCGCGAAAGAGCACACAATCCAACAGCAACATATGAGAGTCTCGCGTACCGCACAGACGTGATGCTGCTGCCATGTGGCAAATGTCTCGGGTGCAGACTCAGACAACGGCAAGACTGGGAGACAAGAATGCTAATGGAGTCAAAAACACTGACGCCAGTATGGTTTTTGACGCTGACATGGAATCAAGAGTATGTGCCAGGCATGGTAAGAGAAACAGGCGAAATCATAAGAGGTGCAGTGCATCAGTGGACGACCGGAGACGCACCGGAAGTTGTGCAAATTCTCCTACAAGAGGACATGGTACGTTTTAACAAAAGGCTGAGGAAAAAACAAGAAACGTCCGATAAATGGGGCTTAGACCTGAGATATTTTTACTGCGGAGAATACGGCGAAAACACGGGAAGACCACATCATCACGGCATTTATTATGGTTTGGAGATACCAGACCTAAAGAAAAAAAGGGGTGATAATCCGTACTTCGAAAGCGAAGAGATAAACAAGATATGGGGCATGGGCAACGTCATCATCGCAGAAGCATCACCGGAAACGATGGCTTATGTAGCAGGGTATGTAACCAAAAAGACATACGGAAACGACAACAAAAGGTATAGGGAGTTAGGTTTAACACCGCCATACTGTTGTATGTCAAGAAATCCGGGTCTAGGCTATGACTACTACACGAGCCATAAAGAACAGATGTACGCAGATGATGGGCTATACTTCAACGGTAAAAAAAGGCCGATACCGAGGTACTTTGATAAAAAGTATGAGAGTGAGCAGCCAAAAAAGCTATGGGAGACAAAGCGCAAGAGACAAGAGAGGGCAATCAATGCACTAAAACTCAAAATGAGCAATACAGGGCTGACCATCGAACAGGAAGCAAAGGTAGAAGAAGAGACAAAACGGCAGAGGTTTAGAAAAGCCAGAGGGCTATTATAGTGTCAGTGGGCCTAATCCTATCAAGAAGAGGATTAGGCCCACTGTTTATTTCAGCCTATTATATATAACTTGTTGCAGTCGTAGTAGTAGAGAGTGTTAAAATGTTGAATACTATGAATTTTTATCCTTGGAACGATATTTTTTGGTCAATTTTGATGTTGATAACTTTGTGGATAACTTGTTGAATTGTTGAAAGTGTAGCAATATGCACAAAACCATTTGTGCAACTTTTTGTGGAAAACCTGTTGAAAGTGTTGAAAGTGTTGAAAACTCGCACAGCGAGAAAGGAAAATTGATTTAGCTGAGCTCCGCCGTAGCTCCGCACAGCAAGCGCTTACGCGTTCCAGAATAAAGGAGCAGAGGGGCAGCAGCTGACGGCAAAGTTTCAAAAAACTATTGACAAAATAGAAAAAGTATGGTATAATGCAAACAGAAAGAGAGGTAAGAACCATGAAAGCAAAATCTTTATGGCATCTGAGCATAAACGCAATCAGCGAGCTGTACGACAAAGGAATCTACGAAACAAAAAAATACAGATACATAGTTGACCAGTGCGACGGCGAAATATACCGCATCGAAAAGAACCTCTTGGGAACAACGGAAGCACTCGACCCGGACAACTGGATAAAACAGTAAAAATAACCAAAAGCAGAAAGGAGAATCAAAATGGTAGACGTTATACAGAGTATCGCAATCATGCTGCTAAGTATCGCCGTAATCATCAACGCGAAAGGAAATAAAAATGTACGATAGAGCATACTATGAACTGTACAAAGGGCAAAGAGGGCCGAAAACGCCGGACGAATGTGAATACTTCATCCGAAAACTTTACAGAGCGTTCAAAAAAGCGTATACTGTAGAAGAGGCGAAAGCCATCGTAGAAGAAATCTACAAATACAAAAGCCAAAAGGCAGAAATGGAGTTGAAACAGTGGCAATCATCAGTATGAAGCAAATCGAGAAAGCCATCAAAATCATGATGGACATTCTGGAAAAGCTGGACATGATTTATCATGCACTGCACGACAAGGAGGATGACAGCAATGGCAAAACGCACGAAGATGACCAGCAGTAAAGACAAAAAGGTCTTTACCCAGACGGCAAAAAAAACCAAGGCCGTCAACGTCAGCCCGAAGAACATGAGAGGAGGCACCAGACTGTAATGCTGAGACGTTATTATGCAATCTACGACAAAGTCGCCAAGACCTTCAGCGGCCTTTTCGAGCAGCAGAACGACGCAGTTGCAAGCAGACTCTTCGAGAGCCAGCAGAAGAACAAAGACAGCTTTATCAGCGTCAAGCCGGAAGATTTCCAGCTGCACTACATCTGCACCATGGAGGATGAGACCGGCGAAGTCATCGATAACACCAACATGTGCGTATGTGAGGGCAAGCCCAATGAGTGAGTTTCGGAGCGCATACAGCGGACAGGTAAGGCATACGAGCCTGACCGGCAACGGCCGTGAACCTGAGTATGAGTACAAGGTAACGGACGAAGGCCGGGAGCTGGTAAAAACCGGCGAAACAGACGTCTATGCACTCATCCAGAGCCGTCTGGATGAGACCAAAATCGAGAACATCATCAAGCGGGCAACATACGACCCGACTGCACTGGGCAGTCAGGACTGGCAGACCAGCGAGACGATGACCGATATTTCGGACGCACCAACAAATTACCACGAGTGGTATGGGCGTATCAAAGACGCGGAAGCCGAGTTTGACAAGCTGCCCATCGAAGTCAAAAACAAGTGGGACAACGATGTGGAAAAATACATCATGGCCTATGGAACCCAAGAGTGGGCAGACAAAATGGGCATTTTGCCGAAAACAAGCGATGCAGCACAGCACCCAGGTACAGCAGTATCAACAAAAAATGAAGAGGTGAGCAAGTGAACCGCAACAGTGAATACAACTTTGCACAGAATCCGCAGGTCGGAGTAAGCCGCAGCCGATTCCAGCGCAACAGCGACAACAAAACGACCTTCAACACGGGCGACCTCATCCCAATCTATCTGGATGAGGTGTTACCGGGCGATACGCACCAAATCGACGTTGCCTGTGTCATGCGAATGGCGACACCCATCTTCCCGGTGATGGACAATGCCTACTGCGACTTCTACTTTTTCTTCGTGCCTAACCGCTTGCTCTGGGAACATTGGAAGGAGTTCATGGGCGAGAACAAGGAAACAGCATGGACACCTAAAACGGAGTACAGTGTGCCGCAGGTGACGGCACCGACCGGCGGATGGGCGGAAGGTACGCTAGCAGACTATCTGGGGCTGCCTACCAAAGTCGAGGGCATCAGCGTGAGCGCTCTGCCCGGCCGAGCCTATGGTCTCATCTACAACGAATGGTTCAGGAACCAGAACGTCACGCAGCCGACGCTTGTAGAAGTGACGGATGCGACCACGACCGGCAAAAACGATGGCAGCGCTACCAACGACAGTGCTATCACGTTGGCAAAGCCTCTCAAAGCAGCGAAGGTGTTTGACTACTACACCGGAGCTTTACCGGAGCCTCAGAAAGGCGAGCCAATCACGATTCCGCTGACCGGAAACGCGCCGATCGTCGGCAAAAACGTCGCAGATGGGGAAAACATCGAATACTCCCTACGAGTCGTTGACGGAGGAAATGTAAGGGTGTCGGATTTTTACATAAACGCACCGGACATAAAGTTCCCGAACGGCAGCACACGAGTACAGGACGAAAGCCAAAACGCATTCCTGTACGCAGACCTCGGCAACGTCACCGCAGCAACCATCAACCAGTTACGTCAGGCATTCCAGATTCAGAAGCTGCTCGAAAAAGATGCACGAGGCGGCACGAGATACCGCGAGGTGCTGCGCGAGCACTTCGGGGTTATCTCTCCTGACTCTCGTATGCAGATTCCGGAGTATCTGGGCGGCTACAGACTGCCTATCAACGTGTCTCAGGTTATCCAGACCTCTTCGACTGACGGCACGAGTCCGCTGGGCAACACAGCGGCGTTGAGTGTAACCACCATGAACAAACCTATGTTTACCAAGTCCTTTACTGAGCATGGTTTGATTATGGGTCTGGCGGTCGTCCGTACCGACCAGACCTATCAGCAGGGTATCGAGCGCATGTGGAGCCGCAAAGGCCGGTATGATTACTACTGGCCGGTACTGGCAAACATCGGCGAACAAGCCATTCTCAACAAAGAAATCTATGCACAGGGCAACACAGCAGATGAAGAGGCGTTCGGCTACCAAGAGGCATGGGCCGACTACAGGTACAAGCCCAGCAAAGTAACTGGGCTTTTCCGAAGCAACGCAGCACAGAGCCTCGATGCATGGCACTATGCACAAGATTACGACGCACTACCCACGCTGAGTACGGCATGGATGGAGCAGACCGACACCGAAATGAAGCGAACTCTTGCGGTACAGTCTCAGCCGGACTTTATTGCAGACTTCTACTTTATGAACAAAACAACGCGGTGTATGCCGGTGTACAGCATTCCCGGCCTCATCGACCATCACTAAAGAAAGGAGACAGCCGGGGACAAAACCCCGGCTATTTTTGAAAATGGCATTACCAGCCTTTTTAGGAGCCTTATCAACAGGCGCGAAAATACTGGGCGGAGTAAGCGGCCTCATAAACGCCGGAACCGGCATCTTTAACGCGCTCAAAGGCACGTCGGGTAGCGGCAGCACCTCAGCTGACAGTTACAACAAAGCACACGGCGAAGGCGGCTCAACCATGACCAGCGAAAGCGGCGTAAACATGGACCAGACAAAAGAGCTGGCTAAATACTTTCTGGGGCAGAGCCAACAAGCGCAGGGCATGCAGAGCATGCAAAACAACAAAAACTCTCTCATGGCACTGGGCTTAAACACTCTGGGAGCTATCCAGCAGGGCGTTTACAATCGCATCCAGCAAGACGCGGCAATGTCCTACAACTCCGCAGAGGCAGCAGCTAACAGAGCATGGCAAGAGCGCATGAGTAACACAAGCTATCAGAGGGCAATGGCCGACATGAAAAAAGCAGGGCTTAATCCTATACTGGCCTACGCACAAGGCGGCGCAAGCACTCCGACAGGCGCACACGGAACAATCGGGCAAAGCAGCATAAGCGCACCAAGCGTTGGAACGCAAGCAGCAAGTATGCCGACAATCTCCGGAACAACCGCAAACTACTCAAAAACAAAGGCCGAAAGCTGGAACTGGACAGACTCGAGTGGAGAGATGCACAGCAGCGGTTACAACAGCTATCAGACAGACTTCCCGGACTTAACCGGATGGCTCAACCAAAACAACAACAGCGGCAAAAGCACAGCAGCCGGAAGCGGCAAAAAAGACAAAGAAGGCTTCGGCGG